CATTTCGAGTATCAATGCCAGACAGGTTGACGCGCGGAGCCTCGTCGATCCAGACCTTCAGCACGCCAGCGGTGTCACTGACGGTGAGTTCGATCTCGACGTAGTGGTAGTCCACCGGGCTGCCGCCTACCTTGAACACATACTCGGTGTTCGCCAGCAGCGTCGTCATGTCGCCCTGCCAGATGCACAGGTTCTTGTGCATGTCCCAGCCGACAGAGACATGCGTTGTCGCCCCCTCCATGAATCGCACCACCGACCTGTTCGCATTGACAGTCGAGCCATAGACGGCGACAGCGAATCCAAGAACGATTGTGCTCGGCGAGCCCGGGACCACTTTGGAGGCGGCATGATTTTGCTGCCACGGGTTCAGCGCGCCGCCGGGCTTGGTGCGCCCAAGGGAAGTCGAAACCGATGGCGCGACCGTCCATGTCCAGCCCTTCGCCGGCAGATAGGACGGGCCGACATGGTCAAAGCCCTCGACGAAGAGCATCGCCATCAGACCATCTCCTGCCCGATCTGAAGACCGTCCAGGGCCGCCGGCAGCCATGACGCATCCGTCGCCGGGTCTTTCGTCAGCGTGTAGCAGTAGGACTTGTAGTCCGTGGTCAGTGCCTGATCGGTCGGCTCCACAAGCACAGTGCTCCCGGACTTCAGCACGCTGCGGATCAGCCGCGCTCCGACGTCGTCCTTCTTCGCCGTCACGACCGTCTGCACGCCCAGGACGTCATAAGTCCCGGCGGGCCTGGCCGCGAGGTTGTACAGGTCGCGCGCGCCACTGGTGAGCGTGGAGACAAAGTCCAGCGAATCAGGAGGCACCTCGTCCACGCACTGCCAGTTCGCCCCGGCAGAAGGCGTCCAGGCGGTACTGTCGCCCGCGCCATCGACCGTCAGCAGCCGCACGGCAAACCCCGAGCCGATGAAGTTGTTGCAGACGGTGCCGCTGGTATCGGCGACGTAGAAGTCATCGATCCGCAGGTCGCCTGCACCGGTACTGGCGAAGGCGGCGGTCGGCCCCAGCACGGCGCGGTTCACGATGCTCGACCCGCCCATCGTGGTCGTGCCGGTGAAGTTGATGACCTCGGTGTCGTCGATTCTCACCACGACGTTGCCAGTGGTCGCCGCCACCGTCGCCTTCATCTCGATGAACTGGTACGCGGCGTTCTCTGTGATAGGCGCGCTGGACGTCGCCAGCAGGGTGCCACCAAAGTCGCCCAGGTAGAGCTTCAGGTAGAGCGTCGGGTCGATCACCAGGGTCAGGTGGATCGTGGAGAACTCGCGCATCTGGAACAGCCGCGGAGAGTTCGACCATGCGCCGGTCGCCTTGAACACGCCCGCACCCATGATCGCCGCGCCGGAGACCGTCACCGTCTTGCTCAGGGCGCCGGCCTGCCCGTTGAAGTAGCGCAGGATGCCGGAGCCGGAGCGCGCCGGGTAGGAGTTGGACGCCAGGTTGGCCGCGCCACCCCAGCCGATCGTCGACTCGTATTTCGTCGAGGCGATTGAGAAGTTGGCGGCGCCCGCCTCGAAACCATCAAACCAGAGAAGAGCCATTATCGAGTCCCCGAAAAAGTGATGCCGATGTTCGCAAGGGTCACGTCTTGCGGAGTCGGTGCGATGACCGACAGGATGTCGCCGGCAGCGAACACCTCGCTTGCCGTGCCAGTGGTTGCGAACACCCCGACCGCAGACGCGGAGAAGGTGATCGTCCCGATCGTTGTGCCGTTGCGTTGCACGTTGAACACGGCAGTCACGCTGGATGCGGTCAGGCTCTTTGCCTGGCTCCCAGCGAAGTTGTCAGCGAAGGTCACTTCCCGCGCCAGAGGCACTCGGAACAGCAGCGCGCCGTCCGCAGGCTTGCCCGGGAAGAACATGCCGATGTCATAGGGCGCGGTCGTAACAGGAGGCGCTGCCGCGGCACCGACCATGTAGACGTTCGCGCCGTCGCAATAGAGCGTCTGCACGGCCCCGGCGGGCACGGTGATGCCAGTGCCGCTTGCGGTCTTCACCGTGAGCGCCTGCGCCCCGCTGGTGTCGTTCCTGACCGTGAAGATGTGGCTGCGGGCCGGCACGACCACGGTGGCGTCGCTGGTGAGCGCGCCTGTGACGTCCAGCACCGCGTTGGCGGCCTGCGCATCCGTCAGGGTCGTTGTGCCACCAGTCGAGGTCAGCGCGAGGCGCCCTGCGATCGCTTTGTCGATGACGATGAACGCCTCGTTCGCAGTCACCTCTTTCTGGGACTGCGACTGCTCGATCAGCGTGATCTGAAGATTGGTCGTTGTTGCCATGTTGTCCTCAGGACGGCGGTTGTGCCATTGATGAATTGTCCGGTTCTTCAGGAATCGTCATTCCGCCTGGCAGAACAGCCTTTCCGGGACAGCCCCGACCAACCTTGTCCGACATCTGGTAGACACGCACACCGAACTGCGCCGGCATTGAGCCGAAGTCAGTAGTGATATCCGCAGAAGTATAGGTGACCACAGTGGTACTGGACGTCAGAACGCGCTTGCGAGTCGTAAAACCCGCATCCCAGATGTCAATTTCATACGCTTCGCTTGTTTCCGACAGCGGCACATCGATGTAGTCGGCCCAGGAACCGCCCACGCGCGTGCGGCGCGTCCAGGTGATGCTCAGATCGCCACCAATGTCCTCGGACTCGATGAAGACCGGCGAGACGGGGCGCAGCGTCATCCCCTTGGTCGTGAACGTCTGTGCCTGCGCGTCGGCGATCGGCTGAGAGCTGGTCACCGGCTTGTAGAGCCTGGCGTTGTTGACGTCGGAAAGAGGCACGGTGAATTCACCGACGCCGACTCCTGTCAGCAGCAGGAACTTCTCAAGGATGCCGTGCGTGAAGATCGCGTACTCGGAGTTGCGCCGCCCGCGCAGCAGGCCAGACAGGCGCCAGGTCGTGCCCGACACCAGAGTGGCGTTCTTGAACTGGAAGACCTCCTTGCCGATCACCGCGAGGTTGGAGCCGTTGAGCACCGACAACTGGCTGGCCGGGGCGAGCGTCCCGTAGGACAGTTCGACATCGATCACCGTCTCCTCGTCGAAGATATCGCCACCGTAGAACGCAGCCATCACGCTCTTTGCGTATCCCCAGGTCGGCTTCGCAGTCGTGGTCGCGAGATTCGCGTAGTTGATGCCGCCGTCGGCCGACTTGAATAGCACCGACCCCGACCATCGCTCTGTGGGCGCTATCGGGTAAGAGGCCCAGTACTGGACCGGGGTCGCCACGTCGTCGGAGTCTTGCAGCAGTGGCACGTCGAGCAGGATCAGCCCGGACGGAGAGACAGAAGCAATCGGGTCAGGAGGCGGCAACGTCTCGCGGTCTGCGCCTTCAGCGTCGTCCTGGTAGTAGTTCGCGACGTCATCGAAGAGCGCATCGATCTCGATGGTCTGTTTGCCCGCGGTCATCGACTTGATGACGATGCGGCGATCAGATCCGTCCTGCATTTCAACCGTGATCGGGCTGGCTGGGTTCAGGCGCAGGTACTTGGTGGAAACAGACAGCTTGACCTGGTCTCGCGCCATCCAGATCATCGACAGGGTCGCCAGCGCGCGCTGCTTCGCCTCCGAGGCGTTGAACACGATCGGCAACTCGATGCTCGCCTTGCCGGTCGCGGAGGTCGCCTCGCGCCTTGCGTCTTGCGTGCCCGCCTCGTAGTTCGCGGCGATGTCTTTGAACGACACGGTGATCTGCTTGGGCAGATCGAGATCCTGTTGCCGGGTCAGGTCGATGGTCGGCCCGTAGGAGCCATCGGTCACCAGGAGATCATCCTGGGGAATGCTGATCTCGGACGCCCCGCCTCGCACGACCGCCTTGAGCTGCCAGTCGATCTCCGGCATGTCGAAGTACCAGGCGGCCTGCAGCGGCTCGAGCGCAGCGCGTGCAGACATCGTGCGCCCGCGCATGTAGCCGCGCACCACGTTGCCAGCCAACGCCGACACATCGAAATCGACGCTGCCGTTCAGGCCGGAGCGGGTCATAATTTCCGACACGATGTCGCTCAGGTCGGCAGGCGCGCCAATTACGCCGCTGCCCGGCGTCCAGAAGTTCAGCGACATCTTCCCGCTGATGTATCCATCCGTGCCCAGCACGCCGCTGGGATCGGACAACGTCGAGGTCATGTACAGACCGTTGGTGCGCGGCTCAAGGCACTGCGGCGAGAAACCCCAGGTGGCCGGCGGATCTGAGGTGTCGAAGTTATAGGTCCGAACGACCTCCATGCGGCTCGCGTTGAACTGCACCACGATCGGTCGAGATGTGTTCCCGATCTCGGTGCAGGCGACGTACCAGTCCACACCGTCGGTGAACAGTCGCAGGCCCTTGTTGATGACGGGATCCATGCGGATGAACCCCGTGCGCACGATGTTGAAATCGAATAAGTAGACGCCGCTGTTCTCAGCTTGGCTTGCGTTGAACACCGGAAGAATGATGTAGTTGGTCGCCGGGTCGACGGCTACATCGAGAATTCCACCAGCATTGACATCGGCCGAACTGATGATGGTGCGGTCAAAGATGCTCGGGCCGCTGGAGCGCCAGAAGAAGGACGCTCCCGTGCCGTTATCCTTTGTTCCATACGCCATCCCAAGGTGATCGATGAACACCTTGTTGACGTTGCCCATGTTGTAGACTTTTGGGCCGAGCGTTGGGTACTGGTTGTTGATGTCGACATACGCGGTGTAGACGCAGTAGTCGGTTCCATTCAGGAACCGACAGAAAGCGCCTTGCGCGTTCGACATGATCAGATCGGTGACATTGCCGAACTCTGGCCGCGAGATGGACTTGACGTTGTCGTTGAAGAGATCGATCCACGTCAGATACCCGCCATCGCCATACGTCCAAGCGTAGGAGATGCTCCCTCCTTCCAGGGCGACGGCGTCGGTGATGATCTTCTTGTTCGCAGCGTGCGGCAGCGTGTAGGTGTTCACCAGTACGCCGTCGAAGTCATACCGATACAGATTGTTCGTGGTGCTGCCGATCAACCATCCGTCGTGAATGCGGCAGAAGTATCCCGACCCGTCGTTGACGTTCTTGGCTCGCAGTGAGCGGGCCGTGATGCTGCTGGTCGTCAGTGCTCCGTTGGCGACTTCAAATTCGAAGCTGGGCACGCGGTTGCCGAACTTCTCCAGCAGCAGACCCTCAAACGTGACGTAGGCAGTCCCGCGGTACGCAGGCACCACTCCAGCTCCGAGATATCCCTCGATCATCGCCGACGGCGGCTGATCCTCTGTGCCCTTGTAGACCGTCAGACCGGTGCCAGAGATCACCTCTGTGTCGAAGGTCGTCGTTCCGTTGGCGTCGTAGATCAGGATGCCGTTCGCCCAGATCCGCAGCACATCATTGATCTCGCCCTCGCAGATCGCGACTGCGCAATCGACCGAGTAGCTGTAGGTGTTCCCGCCGCGCTTGCCCTTGCCGTGATGGTTCTCGTGCTCGATCAGATCGCCCGACCAGATCAGCTGGCCCGCCCCGCGGATCGTGCCCCAGCCTTCCCAGATCGGCGCGCCGTACCCCTGTCCTTGAACCTTCTTGTCCTCGATGCGAGGGCCGTTCGGGTTGTCGGTGAACAGCATATTGCCGACCATGCTGCCGGCCATGAAGCCCCACTGGACAGCCGTCATGCCCGCGAAGGTGGCGGTCGCAGCAATTCCTGCAACCGACGCCGCCCCGCTGGCGAGCATCGCTCCACCGACTGCTACCGCAAGAACCGCCATCAGTGCGCCTCTGAGAATCTGTACGCCGCGACCAGACGCTTTCGCCAGGACGGATCGAACGTGGTTTCAACGACCCGGTTCACACGGGCATAGCAATGGACGATGCCGTACTCGGTGCGGATCGCAACGTGCTGGGGCTCCTTCACAAAACGAAAGAGCAGCACTGCGCCAGGCTCATCGGGATCACCCGGCTCGAGGTAGGTCAGCAGCGTCTTGCGAAGCATGTCCGCATCGGGCGGGCAGCCATAGTCAGGCTCTTCATCGACTCGCAGCAGACCGAGATCACGCAGAACGACGATCACCAACCCGATGCAGTCGAGTCCGCCCATAGAGCGGCCCTTGTGCATGTAGGGCACGCCCTTGTAGCGCAGCGCCCTGCGCGCGATCTCAAGGCCCTGGATTGGGGTCGACATAGGGCGGCGGCTCAGGAGGCACATACGGGGGAATGGTGCCGTCTTCGTTGACGGTGCCCGCGCTGACGACCAGGCCGTTCTCAGGCCCTGCGATCTGCGAATCGACCGTCGGAATGTGCGGGAACCCCCGGAAATTCACGACGTTGTTGAACTTGTCCTTGCAGGTCGAGAACGCCTTGTTGCAGCCAACCATCACGCGAACCTGATCGCCGACCTCAATGTTGAAAGGCATGGGCAAGAACAGATCGACATGGGTTGCGTCGGCGTTGGACTTGATCTCCATCGACAGGCCGGCGTTCGCTCCGTTCAAGAAGTAGACGTTGCCGTTCTGGTATCGCTGCGCAGTGCCGTCGGGCAACGGGGTGATCTCCATCTGCGCGCGATTGGCAGATGCCGTGACGTTGTGCAGGGACAGAAAGTTGTTGCTGTCCAGCCCGCAGCGCGCATCGCAAAACGTCGCATCGCACCAGGCGCCATACTCGCGGCCCAACGACTGCGAGAGTTTCCCGGCCAGGCCGTTCAACTCGGCGACGAATCGACCCTTGCTGACAGACACCTGGCCCAGCCAACCCCGTCGCATTCTGATCTTGCCGGTAGCAGGATTGGCCCAGTCGACGTAGAAGATCTTGACCTCGGAATAGTCCCACTTGCCGGCCAGCAGATCAGCTTCAGTGATCGCCTGCGAATCAAGGACGCCTTCCAACTCCAGTTCATCGACCGAGAGGTCTGCTTTGCCAGACACCGACGAGGGAGTGAAGCCGCTGGTCGCGACGTACAGGTAGGCGTCGACCTCCAGATCTTGATCGTGGTCGGTGAATCCGTAGATCAGCCCGTCATGGCGTATCACCTGCCAGCAGGTTGCCAAGCGCGTGACTTCAGACTCAATGTGCGGTCCGAGACCATCGATGTTTTTCAGCATCTCAAGTCTCCGGGGGCGGGCTAGGCAGGACTGGCGCAGTCACCATCAGCTCGACGACCGGCAGGTTGTCGGGTTTGTACAAATACTCGCCCCCGGACTTATCGACCACGTCCCAGCGCAAGGTGTCTGTGTCAAAGCGAACCGGCACGTCGAATTCGAACGTGGCCCGCAGAATGGTTCCCAGGGCGATTGCGCCGACGATATCGACCCGACCAGTGGTCAGATCGACTGCATATGCCGTTGGGGCCATTGGCGCGCCGTTCGCCGTAAGAACCACGCCCGCGCGCGGCTTTGAGATCCATCGGAACTCTGTCTCCGCGCCGACTGTGTACGCCTTGCGCAGGTAGTAGAACCCAGGATCTCCGGCCGTCACCGTCGCGATGTACTCGCCCGTCCCGGAGTGGTCAGCCCAGTCCTTGATCCGCCAGCCGTAGGTGCGGCCCTTCATGCGCCGAAAGAACGCGGTGATCTCGTCGCGCTCTTGCTGGTTGCGAACCGTCATTGACAGGTCGTAGCGGTGCCGCTCGCGCGACCATCGCTGGTTGCGCTGCTCGTGCCCGCTGGACAATTCGACGATGTCTGTCGCGTACCCTGGGCCGCCGACCGAGCCGAAGGAAAGGCAGTCTGGGAACAGCGCCTCAACGAAGCTCACATCACTCTCCTAGCACGCCCAAGCTCGCTGGTTACACGCGATGCGATCTGGGCGCCACTGAGCCGCAGTTCGTTGCTGTCGCCGCGGAAACCATTCAGATTGATCACAACCGTGTCACCGCCGCGAGTGTTTGATCCACCCGCCATTTTGACACCAAGTTCGCCCGATGCGGTGCGCGCGACGGGCATGATTGCCTCGTAACCCGCCTCGCCCATCAGGCCCATCCCACCGCCGTGACCGAAGAAGGTCGGGTCGGTGACCAGACCGCCGTTGGCGAAGGTGTCGACCGCTCCGGATGCACCGACGACCGCACCGTTGGCCGCGACGATGTTGGGGGCCATCGGAAAACTACCGGTCATCGGAGTGCCAGAGGGTGTAGCCCCGATACCAGGAGCCCCTCTCACGGCGCCGCCGATCAGCGAATTCAGGAAGGTTCCGAACCATCCGGAGCCGTTTGCTTGACCCTGAATGATCGGGGTGATCTGCGACATGATCCGCGTGCGCACGATGATGCGGACGATCTCCGCGACGATGGCATTGCCAAACGATTTCCAGTCGGCCTTGCCTTTCGAGAAGAAGTCGGTCAGCACATTTTCCAGCCCACCCAAGGTGCTGGTGAAGAGGCGTTGCGTCTGCTCGGCGACGTTGCGCGTGCTGTCCATGTAGTTGGCGAACGCCTGGTTCGCGCCGTTCAACCAATTGCCCTGAAGTTCAGCCAGCCGGGTGTAGTAGGCGTTGTGCGCGTTCAGCGCGTTGTTCAACTCGGTCTGGATGCCGCGCACCCGGTCCTTGTACTGGTCCGACCCAAGCATGTCTTTCGGGGTGGACTTGCGCAGTTCGTTCTCGTAGCGCGCGTACTCTTTGTAGATGGTCTCTTGCGCCTGCTGTATCTCGCGAGCGCGATCACCCTTACCGAACGTGTCCAGTGTCCGGTCGTAGCCCTCGTTGCGGCCTTGCTGGGCGGAGGCCATCTGATCTTGAATCTGCGCCCAGCGCTGATCCCACTTGTTCAGATCTTCTAGGCGCTTGTCGCGGGCCTTCTGGCGCTCCTTCTCGGCCTTCTCTTCTGCTTTCGCCTCTTCCTTGATCAGGGCGATGCTTTCTTCCTTGGCGACAAGGATGTTGTGCTCCAGGCGCAGCTTCGCTTCCACTGCCAGGATCGCTTTTTGGTCGGCCGTGAGCTGCTTCTTCTCCTTCAGGTCGGCGATCATCTGCTCGAACGACGCGCGAGCACGGGCAGCAGGACCGAGTTTTTCCTCAGTTCGGAGTTGCGCGTCAAGGACCGCCTGCTGGCGCTGCAGATCGTCCAGCATCTTCGTGCCAGCATCTTCCCGGTAGGCGGCGGGCTGGCGGGCTCTCGGCCCCGCTTGATCCTTGTACCTTTCCTCGATCTGCCGGCGGTCGCGCGCTTCCTCTTCGCCTATCTTTTTCAGCTCTGCTTGACGGCGACGCTCATCGTTGATGTAGACCGCGTTGGCGTTGGCACGAATAGCCGCGAAATCACGCTCAGATTTCTCAAGTTCCTGTGCCCTTTTTGCGCTGCGCGGCGCGCCAGAATCAAGACTGGTTCTGCGCCGCTGCTCGGCCGTAAGAGCCAACTGCGCCCGCTCATTTTCAGCCGCCTTGGTAGCCGCCGCGTCTATCTGCCCGATGGCTGCCAAACGCGCCGCCGCGAC